AATTCATGGAGGTCACTCCTCCTAACTATTGGTATTTTAAGCTCAACTCTCACGCCAATTTATGGCATAGATTTACATTCAGAAAAAATGTATTAAATAAAAAACTGAAAGTATACGACGAAACTCTCACAGAATACGAGAACATGTTGAATAACGGGTATGATAGAATATGGGATTGTGGAAATCTGAAATATGAGATGACATTTTAATCTTTAATTGGTTTATTCTTATATTTATAAGATATGATTCCCGATCAAGATAAAGTTAGATATGCCGGTTCTGCCTCATTCACTCCGAATTCGGGGTTGACTCCATTTGGGTATTTCGATAATGACCCACATTTTCAAACCTCCGTTGTTGCAGCCACGCAATGGGCAGCGAAATGCATGGGATATCCGATAGTTGATATTGAACTTGTTGAAGACAATTTCTTTTCTCGTTTTGAAGAAGCCGTTTTGGAATATGGCTCACAGGTGAATCAATTCAATATTAGAAATAATATGTACCTTCTTCAAGGTCAACCTATCGGAACAAGTGTAACTCAAAAAAATATCCAAGGTTCTGGAATAGTATATCAGTCGGCATTGGCACAAGATTACGGAACGGTTTCTGGTGTTGGTGGAAATGTAGACTGGAAACGAGGGAGCTTCACAACGGTTACCGGAAGCGACGGTAAATATAAACAACTATATGATCTCCAATCTATTTGGGGAAACACAATAGAAAGTGGTTCGAGAATAGAAATAATGAGAGTATTCCATAACATGCCACCAGCTTCGGCAAGAATATACGATCCATTTTCTATGACTGGGATGAGCTATAGCAACATTTTAAATGAAATGGGATTCGCGGGTTATTCTCCAGCTACTCAATTCTTAATGACTCCTATATTCGAAGACTTATTAAGGATGCAGGCAATCGAATTTAATGATACGGTGAGAAAAAGTTCATATTCGTTTGAACTTGTGAATAATAAATTAAGAGTGTTTCCAACCCCGAATAGAGAATTAACTATATATTTCGATTATATAGTGAAAAGTGATCAAATAAAAAATATATATTTTCCGGCTGGGTCTGAGAATTTAACTAGTTCCGCAGCAAACTATTACAGCGGAAGCAAAGGTTCCGGTGTAGTTGGAGATTACAGCAATGCTCCGTATGACATAATCCCATATATCGATATAAATTCCGTTGGTCGACAATGGATAAATAAATACTTTTTGGCGTTATGTAAAGAAATGTTGGGAGGTATACGTCAAAAATATCAAACCGTAAATATACCAGGAGCCGAATTAACACTTGATGGTGCGGAACTTAGACAAGAAGCGGCTACAGAAAAAACCGAATTAATAAATCAATTGCGAGAAAATTTAGAAGCAACCGGTAGATCGGCGCAGATGGAGAAACAGGCGCAGCAAGCAGAGCAGCTTCAACAAACGTTGAAAACCGCTCCGCTCATGATTTATATCGGATAAAAAGCGGTCTTTACTCGACTAACTTCTTTTCTTTTTTTATCTTTACAACACCACCGCTATCATAGTCGTCTGAATTTCCGGATAATACAGACGATCTAGAGCCGTTCCATTTTTCTAACTTATATCTCGATGTTACGAGTTTTGTTATACGTCTACCAGAAAGTTTAACTTTCCTCTGAATCGTTTCGGATTTGCCGGTGATCTTATTGGTCACTTCCACGGTTTCGGTGAAGAAACGCTCGGGTAATTCTTGGACCTTTTCGATCATTCTCTTGTTCCACCTTTTTGTGGAGTTTGTTGGGAAGTATGTTATATCGCTCATATATTTAATTGAAATTACATACTACCACTTGTTTCCATAAAAGCAAGCTTTTTCTTCTTTTTTTAATATTTATGTTTATGTTAAACAGAGGAAAATATTTATCTGACCGAGACAGAAGGTTTTTTGCGAGTATCACAAATGAATTTATGGATGATGTCGTAGAAAACGTCGTGTTAATATATAAACTATCGATTGAATCTACGAAAGTTAATATTTACGGAGAAGTTTCACAAGCTACCGGTAAAGTATATCATTATCCAGCCGAATTGACCGCTCTAATAGAGAGGAGCGAAATGAATTCGTCTGACGAAGGATTTGGAGTGGATAGAAACCAAGTCCATGTATTTAAGTTCTTTAGGGACGAATTGAAAAGATTGAATGTGTTTCCGGAAACGGGTGACCTTATATACTTTAACGAAAAATATTTCGAAATCGGAAACGTAGTAGAAGAGCAGTTGTTGGGTGGACAGCAGGAAAAGTCTTGGTCGCTCATATGCAATACTCACTATATTTCGTTGAGTAATATACAACTCGTCCAACAAATAAAATAACATGTCGAGCGAAAATAACATAAAAAGAGAAGAACAAACGTCCCGATCCGATTCGTTTCCGTCCGTGGAAAATAGACTAATTGATATAGACGAGACTATTATCAATTACATGATTAACGATATCAGACCCACCGTTATGGACAGTGGAATGAAAAAGGCTTTGCCTATACTGGTGGCATCACCTGAGAGATGGAAGTCTGCTAGGAAGGATGGTTATCTGAGAGATCAAAATGGAAAATTACAAAAACCGATCATGATTATTAAGCGTTCTTCGTTCACGAAGAATGAACAATTGATTACATTAAATAGATATCTAGATTACACGTTCGTCAAGAAATATTCCATAAAAAACGTATATGATCAATTTTCGGTGCTGAATAAAAAAAGAGAAGAATATCCGACCCACGAATTATATAAAATAACATTACCGGATCACATTACAGTTAGTTATGAATGTGTAATATGGACAGATGGAATTGAACAAAATAATGAAGTATGTGAAAAATTTAATTTCGCAACGGATGATTATTGGGGGAGAAAAGAAGGGCGTAGATATAGAACTGAAATAAGCGATTTTTCTACGCAAACGGAGGTAACGGATGATAAGGAACGCATAGTCAGAACTACGTTCAATCTTTTGGTATATGCTCATTTACTTCCAAAAGAATTTGAAAATGGTCAAAATGTCGTTAAAAAAGAACTTTCTCCTAGAAAAGTTGTAATTACAGAACATGTTGACTACCCACCAAAAGTAGCTTCACCGAGAACAGATCAAATTTTTATAGATCCGAACAAAAATTCAAAACTTAAAATAAAAACTGATACTATAAATTTCACAGATAGATAAGAAATATTTAATATAAGCATTGTTTGGTATTTTTCTTCGATATATATAGATATATATGGACCAAAATACAATAAAAATAACTGACGAAGAGTTACAAAAAATAAAGAAAATCGCGGATGATTATAGAAATACCGTATTGCAATTCGGTGAGCTACATCTAGAGCGAATTGAATTACAAAAAGTGGTAGAATCTATGGATAGTAGACAGGCTCAATTGGAAAATTCCATAGTAGAACTAAAGAAGTTGGAGCAAATTACCATAAATTCAATCCTAGAAAAATACGGGGAAGGTTCTCTTAATATAAAGGATGGAACATTCACTAAAAATCCATAAAAAAATCATTTTACATTTTTAATCATATATTTATAGTTTATAGTAAAATAATTAACTATACACGATAACAACAAACAAGGAAACACATTATGCCATTACAAGAAGGTGGAAGATTCACCCCAAATTCACAAATAATATCTCCCGGTGTATTCACCAGAGAAATTGATCAGTCGTTTATTTCACAGGCTGTCGAAACCATAGGTGGAGCAATCGTTGCTCCCTTTCCAAAGGGTCCCGGATTCTCTCCGGTAAAAATAACAACCCAGTCCGATCTTGAAGCTATATTCGGAAAGCCAGATGGAATTTTATACGGTCCATACACCGCACAGCAATACTTGCAGGAACAAGGAAACGTGACGGTCGTTCGTGTTGGTGGGTTAGGTGGATATGATCAAAAAAACCCACTGGCCATTGTAGCAGAACCTGGTCAATATCAACGATTTAATGAAAGTTCTTCGTTTTCCGGTAATTTAGTAAATGTTGTTGTAGTTAGCGGAAGCACCTTGGCAAGTAGCAGTATATCCGGTCTATTGGTCGTTAAATTTACTTCTGGTATATACTCCGGTTCAACTGTTAGTGTAGGAACATTATCTAGTTCACTTTCATCTGCTACACCTGTTTGGTCTTCCGGATCTCTGGTAAGTGCTTCATTAAATGGAAATTCTATAACCGGAACATTAATTCCGAACACAGGGACGTTGACGGTTTCCTCTAGTATCGTTTCTTCCATTCTGTGTGGAGTTACTTCGTATTCGATAACTGGAAATGTGTATGGTAAATATGGTAACTTCGATGCGTCTACTTGGCTTCCTGAAACCATTGATCAGTTAGATGATTGTGGAAACTTGGTTACTGGTTCGTCGGATAGAAATCAAAAAATGTTAGCGATATTAGCGAACACCGCATATGACACCGGACAAAACTTATACGGTTTCTCTGGATCTGTTCTATCTTCCGGTTCAACATTGTCGTCAAATTATTCCCTCACGTTATCAACCACGTATACCGATCCAGATACAAACGATTTAGTGTCATCCTCATATGGAACATATTCCTTCTCATTAGATTCGGCTTCTCCGAAATATCTAACAAATGTTTTCGGAACCGATCCAAAAAATGGATTTATACCAGTTCCAGTTGGTGCTAAGTTAGAAGCCGCATACACATACAAGAGTTTCCCAGAAACGATATCAAACGTCGTTGCTGAGATGACTCAGTCCGGTAGCTGGAGAATAGCAGCCAAAGTTGTTTCTAATGGTCTTAAATTTTCTCAAGACGGGGTTGTTGCTGGGTTGGAAGATTCCGCATTTGATTTAAAGAACGCAGAAACTCCTTGGATAAATTCACAAAAAATATCACCGTTTAGTGGCTCAGTTGGAAATCCAACCGAGACTACTTACAATCTGTTCAAGGTTCATACAATGAGCGATGGAACGGACTCTAATACGGCATATAAAATTGAAATATCAAACGTAAAATCTGCTGGAACAGTTGCCGGAAGCGACTTTGGTTCATTTACGTTGGCGGTTAGAGAGTATTCGGATACTGATAAAAAACCAGTTTACCTCGAAGTGTTCCAAAACCTCAATCTAGATCCCGATTCTGCTGATTATGTTGCGCGTAGAATAGGAAATAGATACAACTACATAAACGCAAACGGAAAAATTCTTGAATTCGGGGATTATAGCAATCAGAGTCGTTACATTCGCGTGGAGATGACGACCAGTCCATATCCAAGGACATCGATCCCATACGGATTTGACGCGTATGCATGTCCTGTAGCTGGTAATCTATGTGAATTGAAGACTATGCCAGCAATGACATACACAAGCGCATCGTTGTATAGTAAACAAGTTGGTAAATATTGTTCAGGTATAGTATTTCAATCGGCACCAGCCGGTGCAGATACCGAACTATCTTCGTTGTATCCAGAGGGAACATCGGAAGGGTCTGAACGTGACAATAAGGCATATTTCGCTCCGGTTCCAGTAGGTGCATCTGCCGGTTTGAATACGGCGTTTGACTTGGAGACGGTATGTGGAATTAGTCCAAACGACACTCCTTCCACAGCGGTAACAAACGCAAAGAAGAGAAAGTTCATACTTGGGTTCCAAGGTGGATTCGACGGGGCATCTCCTTCGGTTCCTGTTCTGGTTGGAAACGATATCGTCGCGACAAACCAACAAGGATTTAACTGCGCAACGAACACTAGTATAGGTTCATACGCGTATATGCAATGCTTAAACGCATTGAGCAACGCAGATGAGTTTGACATTAACATGTTGGTGACACCGGGTCTCAACTACGAATACAATCCATATCTTGTTACACAAGGGGTTGAATTATGTGAAAATAGAGGAGATACATTCTACATATTCGATATAGCTCCGAATAAAACAGCCGGTGCATCTGCACTCGATTCGGTCATATCACTGGCGAGCGAATTTGATACAAACTACGCAGCTACATATTATCCTTGGGTCAAGATCAGAGATGTTAATACAAATAAGATAATAACAGTTCCACCTTCTGTCGTTATGCCAGCCGTATACGCATCCAGTGACCGTGTTGGTGCTGAATGGTTTGCACCCGCTGGATTAAACAGAGGAGGAATACAATCCGCCGTTCAAGTGTGTGATAGACTTACTCACGCAGATAGAGATTTACTATATGCGGGTAGAGTCAATCCAATTGCAGCGTTTCCGGGACAAGGAATTTGTGTGTGGGGTCAAAAGACTCTTCAAGTAAAACCTAGCGCATTGGATAGAATCAATGTTAGAAGATTGTTAATAAACTTGAAGAAATTTGCATCCGCACAAAGCAAGTTCTTGGTTTTCGAGCAGAATGTAACCACTACAAGAAACAAGTTCTTGAATTCCATGAACCCATATCTACAGTCCATTCAACAAAGATCCGGTATATACGCATTCAAAGTTGTCGGAGACGATAGCATCAATACCGCAGACTTGGTTGACAGAGGTATATTATACTTCAAGCTGTATATTCAGCCTTCTAGAACCGCAGAAATGATTGTAATTGACTTCAATGTTCAATCAACCGGTGCGTCATTTAGTGAATAATAATCGGGTAACAATATAAAACAAAACTCTCACTTTGACCGGTGAGAGTTTTTTATTGTCTCGAAATAGCGATTGTAATTTATTTTACCGGATATTTATATATATGAATAATTATAGAAAAAATAATTATATTAAACCACTCGTCAAACCGTCCCAAAAACCGGCTCATGTTCCTCAAAAAATAGCGGTGTTGGATTTCGTCGTAGATAATGTAAAACCTATCTGCATAATTCTCGCGTTATTATTAATAGGATACCTGACAAAATAAATTCATGACATTACTTATCACCATATTATCAATTTCAATATTAATAAACATTCTTCTTGCGTTAGCATATAGAAAAAAATGTTTTTGGAAAATGGTCTACGTTGACCGTAACAATCGAGGATTTAACTCGGATACTTGGTATTGGGAAGTTCCTTCACATGATGGAAAAAAGGTATGGTTGACCGATGAACAATTATTGGCGGGTAAAGTAAGAGCGGATGGATTGGAAAGTCATCCATATATTAAAGTTGACGTAAAATAATCTACGGAACGCGGTTTGTACATAAAAAAACTCCAATCGAATGATTGGAGTTTTTTGTTTTGCAAACGGTTCAAGATCAAAAATTTAAAATACAATTGTCGTATGAAATTGACAAATTGACCATAACTGGGTCGCCTCCACTTGACCAATCTAACTGTCCACCTTCGAAGTTGGTGACGAACGCACCCTGTATGTTCCAAGATTCAACGATGTCTCCGACCGGACCCACTGCGTTCAATGTGATGTCTTTTTTATAAAAATCGCTATATCCCATTCTTCCAGTAACGCTTTCAAAACATAAACGAATCCATTCCATAGTTGCTTGCGCTGCGCTCGGAACGATTGGGTCATATAGACTCAATGAAAGCTCCTGCCATTCCGGTTTTCCGGCAATATATCGTTTCATATTGATGTGGTCCAATGTGACTCTTGGTATAGAAATCGATGGACGATTGGTCATCTTTATCATAAACGATGGAATTCCATCAATATACATTATAAATCTATTGGCCAATTTTGGCTCAAATGAATTTGGATATATTTCCGATTGATCTAGTAGTTCTGCCATATGCTATGTCCTTTATTTTTGATTTTGAAATTTAGTTTCTTTCAAATAATAAATATAAAATAAATATATTTTTTATAAGAACAATATTTGGTTTTATTATGTAT